GTGGGTCGGTAGTGGATTATGTGAAATTACAAAAACACTTGTATTCTAGAATATGTGTGTTATAATATGAGTGTAAAGAAAAGAGGACAAAGAAAATGAAAAGTAATATTATATTTAGTCGTGGATCTGATGAGTGGGCAACACCAAATGATTTTTATAATAAATTAAATGAAGAGTTTAATTTTAATTTGGATCCTTGATCTGATGGTAAAAATAATAAATGTATAAAATTTTTTACTAAACAACAAAATGGACTTTTACAAGATTGGAGTGGTTATAGAGTTTTCTGTAATCCACCTTATTCTGAAATTAGTAAATGGGTTGAAAAATCATATAGAGAAGGTGTTAAAGATAACACGCTTGTTGTGTTATTAATGCCAGCTAGAACAGACACAAAATATTTTCATGATTTTATTTTAAATAGGAGTGAAATTAGATATGTTAAAGGTAGGTTAAAATTTGGAGAAGGAAAAAATAGTGCACCTTTTCCTTCTATGATAGTGATTTTTAGAGGTCCAAAAGTTTATTAAATAGAAAAGGAGTATAAGGATATGACAAAAGAAAAATATAAAGAAGTATTAGAAACACAATACAATGATGTGATAGCAAAGATTAAGGGGTGGCATGAACTGCCTAATGTATTACAATCATTAAGTGATTATACAACTATTTGTATTGCTATGTGTGAAAGAATATATGATGATAAAGATATTAACTATTGTGATTATATTTATTTGAATGAGTTCATTAACAATAACCTTAAAGAATTATGTAGAATAGTAAGGAGGTAGTTATATGAATAATTATACTAGTCTTAGTCATCTGATTAATGAGTTAAATAGAACGCTTGGTATCACTAGTGATATTGAGCGTGAGAATTTAATCCAATCGTATTACAATCAAGGATTGATAAGTTATAGGCAATACTACCTTTTAAGGTCTAGTGTTGTTAAACACGAATACATCCACAACTATTTTATTCAAATGTACGGTGAGAATTGGTAGGTGGTAAACATGAACACAGATATTAAAATTGAGTTGGAATTTTATTTTACATTTGACGGTTTAATTGTTGTACATTCTAAAGATTATAGAATTGTTTGGGATGAGTATATCAAGTATTATAATAAATATGGTAATAACCATGATTATTATTTATACACAGTAAATAAACACGATTTTAAAGATTTTTATAAAAATAAAGAGTGATAATTAATATCACTCTTTTAATATTTACTAAGTATGTAGCTTAACAGTCTTTTAGTCTCCTGGTTGTTATAATATACACAGCCATCACGATAGGATCGTATTAGCATGTTTAAACGCTGATCTTTACGCCAAAGTTTAGCGATCATCATATTTTCACGGTTGTTACTTCCAATGGAATAACAATATCCATATTCTTTATTTATCTGCTGATTAATATAAACATAGCCTGTATTCATGTCAATCCAAGCACCATAATAAACATCATCATAGTATAACGTGCATAAATAGTCACATACATTTGTTTTCTTTTTAATAAAATCATTTGTATCGTAAGCAAAGTTACCAGCGTTATAATCTCCATATGTTGTACCCGATATTAATTTATGGAATTTCGATTTTTCTTTGTTTCCTTTTTTATAATCGTTATGACAAATTTGTACAATTATTTGCTCGACTGATTCATTACCTTTAAATGTATTAAACTCTTTTTCGGGGTTTGGTGTAATACCAAAATAGCTAAAATATGGATTAACAATGCTAACATTGTTAGCCAATAAATACACATGACCTTCTCTTTGTCGAAAGATAGAGTCGATAATATTTAATAAAATTTCAACTTCATTAGGTATATAGGCATTAAATCCAGCTTTTTCCGGTATAAACTCATCAACAATAATTGTATCTACATCCACATAACTTGTTGACTTTAAACTCGCAAATGATGTTAAGGATGTTGCATAACCCATCTCGCAACCGTTTATGTAAAAGGTGGTAAAATTACTACCACCCGTTATTTTAAATTCATCATCTTTAAAGTTTTCAAATTGATCATTTAAGAATGTTTTAATTTTCTTTAGATCCGTTTTGTATCGTCTAAGATAAAGAAATTGTTTTCCTTTTTTCTTGTACCGGCTGATACAGTCTTTTTTGAAACCATAGGTTTTACCGATACCACGCCCGCCAATAATAAAGTTTAGAAATTTATTATATGATTTTATGTTCGTCGGACTGTACCAATCTACTAGTTGTGTCATTTGAACACTCCGTATGGCGTTGTATTATAACCTTTTGAGTTAAGTTCACCACACGCCATCCATCTACGTTCACATGTTGACGCACCAATCCAACTAATCCAACAATAACCCTCACGTTTAACATAACCGTCATAGTTAACATGCATACCTTGTTTATAATATAAACCTGTATCAACACCCTTTAAGCTTGGGGCTTTTCTAATTTTGATTGTACAATTTGGATAAAATACGCCATTTTCTCTGTGAAAATCACTAGGAATATAATTTAAAATATTCTCTACAGTCTCATTTAATATCATATTTTTAGGAATAAATACAGTCGGATACATAGCCGAATAAGGAAGTGTAATAACATTAAAACCTTCATTATTTCCGTGTTGATTTGTGCCGAAAAATCTTCCATAAGATCCATTTACGTCGCTGTCAAAAATTGCGATATGGCTATAAGGTGTAACACCTGGCACAACTTTGAAAACAACGATTGCTCCTGGTTGTAACTGTGTTGTTTCAACACAGTGTGTTAACATTCCATTTGTTTTTCTATTTTCCCAAATATCTTTTACATAACCACTAGTTGTGCAATTTGCGCCTTTAAACCCATTGTATTGACAATAGTCCATATAGCCATCCCAGCATTGACAACCATAAGCACCATCATGATCTACAGTTATACCCATCATTTTTTGTCTGTAATTATAATATTTATTTGTATCAATATTCATTTTAATCACCTTCACTAGAAAATATTAAAAAATAACCCATATTCTTGCAATTCCGTATACAATTCGTTTTCGATTGTAATAACTGCACGCCTTGAGCCTTGTAATACTTCTGCTAATGTTTGAATACCAATATTACCTTTACGCTTAAAGCTGTATTCCTCATGCCCTGTTGTATCATTTGCGCTATTAGGCTTAGAAATTGTTTTCGCGATATTGTTAACATAGTCATTTGTTTCAATGTTAATACGTCCCTCAGGCGTTACAGAGTTTAAAGCTATAGATGTATCTTCACCACTCGCACGCGTGTTTCCTGTGCTATCACGTGTATATGTTTCTGTATAGTTCGTGTTTGCTGTTGGGTCGTCTTGATCTTGAAATGGTATAGTTTTAAACAAAGTATAATACCGGTCCATATTAATTTCAAACCAGTGTTGAAGTTCAAACTTCCAATATGCATAGGTTTCTTGACCTATCTCATCAAACCAAAAATGTTTCAAAATGCCGGTTTCCAATGCTTTACGCCTTTCGGAATCGTCATAAAAAGGATAACTAAAATCAAAAATCTTTTTTCGTGCGAACTCTAAAACTTCCATGTCGCTTAATTCATATTGAGCGTCAATTAACTCCTCAAATGCTAAGTTGTGGCACACACCGCAAATTGTTTCGGTATTTTCAGCAAGTACCGGACTTTGTAATGTTAACAAATAGTTTGGTACTTTTAATTTATTCATCATTGTCATCACCTTCTTTAACATCCAAATTTTTATTAATATTAAAATCTTTAATACTTGTATTTGAATCTAATTCAAGTAATTTCATGATTTCTTCATAATCTTCATAAGGTGCAAATTCTACACTCGCATTTAACCCGAATTTTTTGTTTAATTCTTCAATGGCTTTTTTACGTTCGCTTAACCAAATATTTCTAGACGCGATAACCTGTTGGTTGTTTGCGTTGACCTCATCCGAAACTAATCTTTCTTTTTTATCCATATTCGCATTTTCAATGCCTAAGAACGTCATGCACTCTCTTAAAATCGCCTGTTTCATTCCGTGTAATTCGTCGGCAATAAAAGGTGCGTTCGTTTGTAAAATATTAATATCCTCTGTTCTGAATCCTTTAGATGTGAATATCGTTTGTACACCTTGTAGAATCTTTTTCATGAATACTTTGAATTGTTGTAACATTCGTCTATCACCTGTAATGATATACGGCGTCCATTGCATAGTTAAGTTTTGGTCGATAGTTCGACTAGTTAAAGCTAATTTTTTAGCATAAAAATTTAAATATGGGAATAACCCAATGTATAAAGGACTGTTTTTCATAACCACACACTCTTCACTTGTTAACGTCTTTTTAACAAGTGGGCTTGTGGAAACCGTATGGTACTCGGTTGGTAAAGTATAATGGTTTAATCGACCGCCTAATGTGATCTCACTACAAATTAAGCCTAACCTTTCATCATCATAAAAACCAATGTAACCACGCGTTTGTAATACATACTCTAAATAGAATGTATTAATAGATTCCGGAAGATTTTTATACTTAAACATGTTTAAACTTAACATTTGTAAGTATGTGTAATAAATAAAATCAGCTTCTCCATTATTCATTGTGGCAATATCAACCGCATTTCTACAATAATCAGTAAACGAACTTGTATTATTTAATAATTCCATTTTTAATCATCTCCTTTTAATTATATGTTAAATAAAAAAGGTTGAAACGTCAACCTTTTATATTAATGTACTTTTTTATCTTTATAATTTCCAAACTTATCAACTTCTGTCATGTTATATCTATCTCCATTTGATCTAGAATAATCACCGATATTTTTTGAATGCCATAAAGTTACACCATTGTCAAAAACACGTTTAATTTTTTCAAGGTCGATAGGATCTATTCCATCACCGCTAATATTACACTTAACAGTCTGTATATAATTCCATGATATTTTAGAGTGTAAATTTGGATAATCAATAACATTTGTAGCATAACCACGCATATCCCATACTTTGTTTAATCTTTCTAAATATTCATCTGTAGGCTTGTAAGCATAAATTACTAATGTGTTAAGATCTAAAGATAATATTCGCATTAGATCATTTGAGCCGGTTACAATACTGTCGGCAGTTGCTTGAGCGTCATGGATTCTAGCGTTGTACGTATCAATTGCGTTTTGAATGTTTGTTTGATTTTGATATTTTGTTGTTAGTTCTCTTAATTGATTACTGATTGCGGTTGATTGAGTACTAGCACTAGCCTGTGCATTTGCGTTAGCAAGTGCATTTGCGTTATGTAAATTAGTTTGTTTAGTGTTTATTTGATTTTGCATTGCCGTTTGTGTCATACCTAAACCAGCTCCGACTAAGCTACCAACCGCACCACCAATATTACCAGTTAATGCGCTTGTAATACCACCACTTAATCCACCAATTGCACCAATACTAGTGTTTATGATATTCGATTTATTTTGCAAATCGTTTAAATTGCTAGCTAGATTTGAATTTCTAGATGTTACACTCAAATTTAAATTATTCTGAATACTAGTTTGTGCGCTCATTGCATTACCGGTTGCACTGGCAATTGCTGATGCTGTTTCATTACTTCGTCTAATATTTGATAATCCTACATTCATAGAGTTGCGTGAGGATTGCATTAACATAGCTGTGGTATCGTTTATAATTGGCAGTGAAAGTTCATATGAACTTTCAAAAGAATTATCCATATTTATAAGTGTAGATTTTCCAATTTCATCATAAGTTTTATAATTCTTAGGGATGATATTAATTTTGCTAGATGATGGGTTTCCAACCATCACAAATTTAATGTCATAAGAATCACTCCATAATTCATTTTTAAATATTTTATTAACACCATTGTTATTACTAATCATTAAGTAGCTATATGGATATGAGTATAGTTTACTGTTTCTATTATATCCTATAAATGCCTCTATACTTCTACCTAATTCATATACGGGATATTCATCATCATTATTAAAATACATATTATTCATTGTGCCACTTAACATTTTAATACAATTTACATCGCCCTCATGAACCCCGTTAAAATTACTTGATACTACACTTAATACACCATTGACAACTTTTAAACCAGGAATGGAATCCGTAACCATAATACTAACACATTTACCCACTAGTTTTTCATTCTTACGAATGTGATCAAGTGTTACGCTTAAACCTGTAAGTGTTGTATAACTGTTACCACTTACACCATTTCGTATTGTTGTAACATCATTCCCATTATGTTTCGAAAAAGGAAATATGTAATAGTTCAATGGTGATGGTGTTCCAGCCTGTCCACTCGTATAACTATCATTCCCAGCAAAATCGCAAGACATACATATAACCGCAAACGAATAGTTTTGCATAGGGTTAATGATTGCTTGATTCGTTGCAACTAAATCAGTACCAAGCTCAATATTCTCATGTTGTGTATTGATACAGGGTCTACGTCTATTATCAATACTTTTATCAATGTACCATTGCGGCCTATGTTCATATGATATGAAACTTGGTAGGAAATTTTTTTCTATTTCAAATCTCCAGGTTTGTATGACATCCGTTTCAAAAGAAATACTAGTGGCGTTATCGTTTAAATATCCTAATGTTGTTATAAAGCAGTAAATCCATTTTGATATGTTCCCTGTGTCCCCGTTTTTATAAATCATATAATTATATAATCTTAATTCATCATAAGACCCGTCAACAACCACAGTGCCGTCTTTTCTTTGGTACGTGTAATTTTCAAATTCAATATGATCATAGTTATTAATGAAAAAATTAAATTGATTTTCGGGTGTATCAAATGCACCCCAAAAAGTGTTATTCATTGCGTCAATTTCTAATCCTTTTAAAAGATAAATTTTACTTTGCGGTGTAAATTGACTATTAACGACTCCTATACTCATCTTTAATCACTTCTTTCTTTTTCTATCATAATAAAAAATAGTTGAAAGTTCAACTATTTTATTTATCTTTAATATAATTATAAATTTCACGTGCTTTAGTTCCACGTTGTGGTTGGTTCGGGTCGGCTGGTCTTTCATAGTTGGCTAAAAATTCAATAGCTAATGTATAAGGGTCGGCAGTTGATTTTGAAAATTTTGCAAAACTTTCGGGGTATGTTGCTGTTGCTATCCATTGCGCGCCATTTTCCATTTCCCATTGTATTCGCTCGCATTCTCCAACACCAAACTTTGACACATCAGGATAATATCCTTTTTCTTTTAGCCAGTCAATTATTTTTGTCCAAGGTGTCCACTGGACCAAACCATAACCACGACTAACTACCGGTTGTGCAAAGGGTATATCACTCTCCCACCTATTAGGATTAACAGTGCTTTCAAAATAGGCATTACCTAACATACCAGCAACCGCGTTTGCGGTCCATCCTTTTGCCTTAAAGAATTGCCAAAACGCAACCCAATTTTGTGTAGACTCATCTTCTGTAAGCGGTCGCGTATTATTAATATCACCAGGGATAAACCATTCACCAATGGGCGTTGGTGGTTCGGGTTTGATCTCTTCTTTCGTTTTATAAAAACCAAAATCAATACCTAAACCGTCTAACATGAAATAATGTTTAGTGTATTTGTATATGGGTTCGGGTGTTGGAGGTTGTCCACCTTCAAATGTTTTCCATGCTTGACCGTAACCAGCCACAATATTTGTATCGTTAACATAAAATACTTCCGTTGGTAGCACTGAACCGCTTAGCGCGTAACATTGGTTACCATATTGACATGTGACTCCATAATAAACTAGTCCGGCATTCTGTGTAAATGTTTGGTCAATATGGCAGTGGTCACCCGTTGCCATTCCCGCTGTTCCTGTGTGATAAATTAAATCCCCTTGCGCGTATCTTGTTGCAGTTGGTGGGTTCGGGTCATGTGTAAAACTAACTGTAACATAGCTTAACCCTTTAGGAGTCCAAACGGGATTATCCGAACTATAGGCGCGTGTATTACCTGCACTATCACTATATGACAGATGACAAGAAAAAGGGGCGTATACTGGTACGCGTACTTGCCCGCTGATTGCGTTATCAAATGGATGTCCACAGCAGTGTGATAAACTTTGTGGGCTTGACCATTGAGTAATATTCATAGTTTCCATTGGAAAAAGACAGACTTCACTACCATTATAAACTAGCTTTTGATCTGGTTTCATAAATTTAATTCCTCCTCTAATTCAACTAACTCTCTTAACTTATCTTTGCATATATTGTATCGCTCATAATCTACATCTTTTAAGATGTGCATACATTGCATATAGAATTCAATATAAAAATAAACGCTTAAACCTTCCGGTAGGCTATAAGGAATATCTTCCGGTTTAGTCATTTTGTAGATACTTGATAATTCACATTCTTTACCTTTCATGGTTACCTCCTAAAAATAATAGCAAGTAATTAATACTTGCTATGCTACACGCTTCCAAAAATATACTGTATAATATGGTTGCATTAATGGCATTTTTTCAGATCCGCTTTCTCCAGGTCCATGCGAGTGTACACCAATTACAGAACCATTCTGTTGTAATAACCCACCATAATCAATAAACGACAATTCTTTCTTTGTTAACATATGTTTATATTCACCACCAGTATCATTAACATCAAAAGTCTGTGTATTTGTTCCATCACTACCTTCACCAACACCGACAAGTGTTCGACCCTGTGCGAACTGTTGCCAATTCCCTTTTAAATAAGTACCAGGATTAGTATCTGTTAAACTGATATACACAGAACCAATAGGATAAATAGAATCAAGAGTGGTATTAATTAACTCTGTTAACTCTTCTTTAGTTTTTGTAAATTTTGTATTAGTTTCTTCTTTAAAATTATTAAAGGCTGTTTGGTTATTAGAAAGTGTTGTGTTTGTTCCAGTTTTAAAAGTTTTTAAATCATTACTAACAGTATTAATTTTAGCGTTTATTGCGTTTTCTTTTTCCTGCCAGTCTAGCTTAAACTGTTCTTGAATAATACTTTCAATTTCAGTGTCCAACTGTGCTTTATTTTTCTGCCATTCAATATTAAATTGTTCTGTTGTAGCTTGTTTACTTGCATTAATAGAATCCTGTAGTTGTGAGTCTACAATCTCATTCCACTGTACCACAACATCATTCACAGCTTTTATTACCCATTCAATATAACCTTGCAATTGATTAATACATTGGTAGATGTTCATACCTGTATTAAATGCACTTACATATTGTTGCGCAAGGTTTTTACCGCTTAATTTTAATTCACTATATTTCGGTAATATATTTTGTAGTTTATCATCATCAATAATACCCATATTACTTACCTCCTTCATTATATCCAATTAATTCTTTTAGCTTGTCCGGTAATATGTCAGGATTAATCTTTGATATGTTTTCAATAATACTAACAACCTCCGTGACAATCGCATAGGTACAAATTACAGGCACTAGATCAACACCAAATGGAAGAGTTAGAAAAGTTTCGGCATAATTAATTGCAATAGCTAAAGTATAGCAGAAAATAAAACCAACTTTTTTAAATAGTCCATCTCTTAATTTACTAGACTTAATTTGTTCGCCATCCCTAATTGCGCCAATTATTCCTGTGATAAGATCTAAACCATTAAAAACCAGTGCCACTAGAATAATTTTCATTTTAATCACCTCTTTCTTTTTCTATCATAATAAAAAATAGTTGAATGTTCAACTATTTTTATATAAAAGAAAAAGAGTTCTAAATAAACTCTTTTTCCTAAGTTGCAATTTACCTAAATAGAAAGGAGGGGTGTCATGTCCTACTCATAACACTGATATTATATCACAACTACACGTTATAAACAACCTTAATATCACATATAACATTCGAATTTGTGTCTTTAATTGTTACTGTGGTTAATCCTTCAGTTTTAATCTCTTCTAAGCCTTTAATTGTAACGTGTTTCAGATCATCCGTTAACGTTGCACTAACCATTGCTGGCTCGCCTGGTGTTACCTTTAAATTAATAGGAGCGTTCAAACCACTAGTCTGTACAGTAAATGGTACTGTTACACTACCACCTTTTTTAAGTTGCACAACTGTAGGGTTGGCGTAAATAGCTGTAACTTTTTCATCGACATCACCTGAAACAAACGCAATTGCATTTGCAAAGCGACTAGTTGCAATACCTTCCCAGTGATGCAAGAAATAATTCCAGTATAATCCTTTCGCATTGTAAGCAACGCCTACACTATATTTCTGATCAAATACTCTATAAATTTCACTGTCAATAACTAACGCTTCAATTGTTCCTTGTGTTGTACTAGGTAAAGTTGGTAATACTAACACGTGTGCTTTAAATTCTGCAAACTCTAATTGGAATGTCTGCGCTAACCAGTCAATGTTTAGATAACTATTTGATTTCCCGTTTAAAATAACGTAAATATCTTCATAGTCATTTTGTTTAGTCACTGCCATTGCGTTATATTCATTTGTTGGCTCTGTTAGATAAGATACATATTCTGTAATTTTACGAGCTAACTCTTTAGCCGTGTCCGTATCAGTAACAGCACTTGTTTTAACGATTTTCATTAAACCATTTTCATAATGTGTAACTAAAGCAGTTTTCATATAGTTATAATCATCTTTGTTATCTCCATTATACATAGAATCAACAATACGCGCGATCAAACTATTCACACCGTCCCAGCTGACAAAATACTTACGCATATCATCATCTGTAATTGTTGCTGGATAATATGACTTACGGTTAACAACGTAAAATGCTTTTTTAATATCCGGCAACTCACGTTTGAATAAAGTGTTTTCCGCGTCGGCTTGATCGTAAGCATGCTCTTTTGCACACTCCACAAAATATTCCTCCATTGTATAGCCTAAAGCCATATTTTCCATTTTAAATGGAGCTAACTTGTTTTTTAAAATATTTCGGTGTGCGATCACTCGACCAATTCGAGTTGCTAAACTCATAAACTCAACACCTAAACTATCAGGATATTCTAATAACCCATTCATAAATTCTAATGATGAAACATCATTAGGATCTCCAATTGTTGACTGAAAATTTGGAGAAGATACTCTATACATTGCACTCGCGACTTCCTGACCTGTTGGTTGTGTTTCTAAGCCTAAATCCTCTTGAATCGCTTTTGCAACGTCTTTCCCTGTTGTTCTTGGCATATATAATCACCTCTTTCGTTTAAATGCCTAATTTTCTCAAATCCATTGGGTTTTTATGTTTCGGTTTTTCATCTCCGGAACTTTCAACTCCAATTTGCATGAATAATTTACTGTTAGCCTCTGTAAGAGAATTATTCTTTTCGACTAATTTTGTGTTTTCAGTTTTTAAATCATCTAATTCTTTAAAGTTTTTTTCAACTTCAGCGCGCATATCATTTAACATGGTTGAGCGTTCCGCTTGATCTTCAACTGTTAACACTTCCGTAAATTTACTCCGTAATTCGTCACGTTCCATATTTACACATCCCTTCTATTTATAAATATATGATATTAATAATGTAAAGTCAATACAAAATAAAACCCTCTTTTAGGAGGGTTTCATTAATATAGGTTGTAAAGTTTAAAGTGTTACCAGCTAGATTACTATTCCTAACTATGTTGTTAGCACGTTTCACCGCGAGTAGACCTAACATACATGTCTGATTTCCGATCTTTATTCCTTACATATTAATAATATCATGTTATTTTATTTTTTCAAATCTTCTTTAATTTTTTCTTTGACGTATTTACTAAACTTTTTCTTTTTCAATAAATCTTCAATGTAGTCAATAACTTCAACTTCCTCTTTATTCACACAAACACAATATTTATTAACATGATCTCGATACCATTTATTTCGGTTTTCTTTTGACTTCTCACTCATCATAATTATCACCTTCTTTACACCATGCTAATGGTTTTCCTAATATATATGTGTGAACAAATTCACTTGATTCATGGTTGACAATGCTCCAACCATCCTTTAGATATTCATTTAACGCGTCTATATCTTTTCTATATGCACTATAATCATAATCTTTTATACTCCTTACAATTACAACTTTATTTTTCAACGGAGGACTTCCGAACATGATCTCATTGAATTCCTTCAATCTTTTATCACACTCTTCAAATATTCCACCATTTTCATAAGTTAACAACTTATATCGCAATTCATCAATATCTTTTCGTAAGATTTTATTTTCATTACGTAAATTGGTGTAACTATAATCAATAATCAAACCAACGAAAACACCAACAATTATATTTAACAATAAATTCATAAATATCACTCCTTTATAATCCAAACAAATATTAGAACCATTCCTATAGCATATGCAGTAAATAGAAATGTTACACTCAAACAACATAAACCCATAATTAAATATTTTATTATAACACTTATCACCTTATCAACCTCCTTACCTGCTTTTAATAGAAAATTGTCTATCAACTAACACAATACCACCAGGAACATGCGTTTTTTTCAAACAATCATTAATAACATTGCCAACTCTAAAGTTATCATATGTTACATTCTGTTTAGCTTTTTCCGTCATTCCCGCACATTTTACGTTCAAATAATAACAGACTCCCTCACGAATATAATATAGATTATCTTTGCAATCATTCTCATCAATGTATTCCTGCTGGTGTTCTATATATTCCTTATAGCTAATTTCAATTTCTTCCACGTAACTTTTAGCTCCAATAAAATAAGACCTATTAAATATGGATTCTAGTCCCCAATACCCCAATTCTTTATCGTCGATAATATCTTTGATTGCGTCCGGTATTTCAGTTCCTACTAAGTGTATTGAATCCGTATCAATATATGCAACTCTATGTATACCTACCTTTTGAGCTGTACTTATCGTATATTTACGCGCGTATGCGGTAACAAATTCACCATACGGAAGATAAATAGGATCGCGAAATTGTTCGTCAATAACCTCTTTCACTTCTCCATCTTCAAAAGTTGTATACATAGGATCATGCAAACGTAAAATACCATCATCCTTATCAATAAATGGAATTTTAGGCGTCACATTTGGATTCGTTGCAAACTTTCCATAAACAGAATTCATTTTTCTTTTAGCAATGAACCTTTGAGCACCTTTCGAGTTTTTCTTAACTTCCATTTGTTCATCTATAAACTGACGGGCTATACCTACACAACCTTTGAATTTATACCCATTTATAAATTCAACATCATAAATATCGTATTGCTCGTTAAACAACTCCCAATCAACACTAGTCAAAGTCATACGCACAACCTCCCCATTTGAACTTTCAACGTATTTTTTACTCCCAAAAAACCGACTAAACTTGTCTAAAGATATGCAAGGAATATGATCTTTTTTAATATCAAAAGCAAAACTAACCACACCAACCCATAATGGATATTCATCATCATGTTGATATTCACCTTCAAAATATATAGGCGTTTCATATGGCAATAACTCATAATACATACGTGACGGAAAAAGTGAATTGACATCAAACACAATGCCATGTCCTATCTCTATTTCTTTTAATTCGGGATTAGCCCAAACAAATCCCCCAGCGTATGCTGGTCTTAAATCTCGGTCAACATTCATTTCTAATGTTGGAAATATCTTTTCAAATGCCATCGGTAGAGTTTTCTTAAACGAATCAAAACTACAACTTGTTGCCGTCATCTTGTTAAATCCTAATTTAAAACATTCGTTAAGTGCCATACCTTCAATATCTATATCGTTGAACAGATAATCAACCTCATGAGGTGTTAGTTCATGTCCTTTTTCTCTTTTAGCCGTATAATCTAACTTCAATTTACGAATTGGTAAATTAAAGTCATGCGCAATCTTCTTTATTGAAAATGGTATCAACTTAAAACTATCCCATATAGTTGTTTTTGTTGAGCGATAAATTGAATACTTCCACCATATTTCAATTGAATACCATAAACCTGTATTCGATATAATCGTTTTAAAACAATGCGTTTTCGGTTTGTCTGAATATTCAAATCCATTATTTAAAAGCCAGCTAACTATAAATTCACCATCAAATGCTAAATTATGAAAATATAATTTCCTAGTCTTTTCCTTACACCAATTAATGAATCCATCAATATCATTCCCATATTCTTTTACACTCGAATCTTCAACAAAACTCGCGCCCCATGCCCAAACTCTACAGTCTAAAGGATCGGTTGTAGTTTCAAAATCGCAAGCCCAAATTTCTTTAGGAGCTTTTTTATTTGACATACTACAACCCCCTTTACATTATTTATACTTAACAACACCACCGCTAACATAGGCACGTCCGGTAAATACCGCTAAACTTTCTCTTACATCCACCATATCGGATTTTAACGCACGACTAAGCTGTTCATTAACAAACATTTGATTTTCTGTATATTCACGACTTAGATCTAAATATTTAAACGTATTAAGTGCTTTTCTTTCTTGATAGAACCATTTTATAAAATCTTTATCTGATAAAGATTTTATATCTTTTAAAATTTCTTTCGCTTCTTCTTCTGTAATTATATTACCTCTAACCTGTTTCCCTAAAGCTGTCTCATAATTCAATCTTAAATTCGTGATTTTTTTATTTTTCTTCTTAGTATTTTCCTCTAAACTTTCAATTCGATTAGCTAATTGCTTAGGATATCTATAACTCTGAATATTAATATGATGGACGGGTTCAAAAAATCCACCTCTATCATCTTTTAATACAGAAAGTGCATTTCTAACACTAACACTCGTTGCAATACCGCCTTTTGTTTCTTTTAATTTCGTTAACCCAATACTTCTTGATAGTTTTTTTCTTTGCTTGTTCTGTTTATCCACTAATTTATTAGCCTTTTCAATGTCATTTCGATTGAAAACAACACCATATCTATTTTGAATGTATCTATTTTCTTTATTGAATCTATCAATTGATTTTAAATATTTGTTGAACTCTTTACGATCATTAAAATCTTTTATGGAACGAATGTCATTAAATACAACATCTTGCCCTAAATTTTGCGCTTTTGTTGCTGTACGCTTGGCACTTGCTATTGCGTTTCTTAAACGCTTAACATCTTTTAATGACTTTCTCATTTTAGCCAATTTAAACACCCCCTTTTAAGTCAAAAATAAAGGGTGTTTGGCTAACACCCTTAATTAAATAGGCTATTTAACAGCCATAGACAAATATTTATTTGAGCTTGAGTTCGATTTTTTCTGAATGATAGTGACACATACAGGATCTTTCGTCCAGTCATAATTGAACACTTGCTTTAATTGCTTTAAGCTTTGTAAAAATGGTTTTGAATTTGTGGCGTATGCCTTACCATCCTTATCAATAACAGTGATTAATTTCGAACAAATGATTTCACCAGTTTGCTCATTTTCTTTTTCCACGTCTTGCACAATATAACCAGTTAACCACATATCTTTACCGACTTGATCTGATAAACCTTCTGCATTATTTACAGCGTTGAATAAATTAACACGCTGTTCATGTGTCATATCCTCAGTCACTACTAATCCATTGTTTTCCATTGCTAATACTTCATTTTTAATTTGTTCCATTTTAAATTTCTCCTTTAATTTTAATGTTGCTTTTTCTAATTAAATTATTTAAAGTTGTTTAATTTTCGGATTAAGCATAACACCATAACTACAACCTATACGCTTTTTAGTGAAGTCATAACACTTATTATTTTACATTTCGCACCTCCAACAATTCATCAATTTGCATATTTATTAACACAAACCACATAACTAACATCACAATTAACATTATGATGAAAATTATGCATCTGTTTGATACTTTGTAATACTTAAAGTTTCCTACACAGTGTTTATATATTTGGTATACAGATAATATCACCCAAATTATAAAACTTACAAGTATTAAATTACTACACATAACTATATCCTCGTCTTTCATTTTCTTGAATCATATTTAAACGAATATGAGGCTATAATACTTTTTGAATTTAATTTACAAATATCCATTCTTATTAAGTGTCGTCTTTGATATACAAGATGAAACGCTAGTTTATAATTACATAGATACGTTTCGACAACATCAACAATCTTATCAATATTATCCATAGTTAGATCACTCGGATAATGTCCATGCTTATAAATTCGAGACATACTTATTACCTCACTTCTTTATAATAAAATCTGAAAGACTAATATAGTCTTTATTTTCTTCAAAACAAATATGCAATAACATGTCACATAATTTATTATATGTACCTTTTTTAGATCCACCATAAACGACGAAATTACTCATATGGCTACACCAAAAGTAAACAGCCGTGCCATGATCTACAACTTCAACTCTATTTATTTTCTGTTGCCATCCACTTCTCTTTGCTTTAAAGTTACCATTATTAAATCTCTCCTTAACCATATTAGCCTTCCACAATAAATTCTTTTTAGTGACAGTACCATAAATTCTTTGCTCGATGTGTATCATTTTCTTTGTCCTCTTTTCTTTACACTCATATTATAACACACATATTCTAGAATACAAGTGTTTTTGTAATTTCACATAATCCACTACCGACCCAC